GAAGACGTAGTGGCGACCCTCTACTTCCACAATACAGTTCTGATTGATTACTCCGGCGTCATCAAAGACCTTACGAAAGTTAAAGATAAACGTACCGCCTACAAACTCCATCATCCACACTTGGTCCTGTGAGTACACAAGGAAGTTAGGCCCTAGGGTTGCACCGTCGATAATGGGTGTCTTCATCTGCACTAGGTCATTGAAGCCAGCACTGTTGGTGAGATCAGTCTCGTCCCATGTAGTTGGCACTTGGTTTGCAAGTACGGGGTCGGAGAACCTCACACGGTTAGGGTAGGCCACGTTTGACTCTACAGTGCCCAGCGCCAACAAGAAGTCACCAAAAGACCTTAAAGCGGTTGTACGCATACCTGTAGGCCAGTTGGGCAAGTCGATAAAGTTAGCCTGAGAGGAAGTGCGTGAGATTGGCGTCTGGTCATCTCTGTTGAGGTACTGAACGTCAGCCAGAGTTGTGGCTGTAACAGATGGGATAGCAGACGCCGTACCAGAGGTAGTCTTACGGGTCGTAAAGGTTCCATTAGAGAACTCTCGTACATCAAACACATCATCCACGACCAGCACTGTGTCAAAACCTGAGAGCGAAGTGATGCCATAGGCGAACACAGGGTCAAAGGATATGTCAGACACAACACGCATGATGGGACCACGCTGTACGGAGCCCTCGTTAAACCTGACGTTCTTGGCTCTAGTGAAGGCATTGATGGGTAGGTTGTAGGGGTCAACATCAGTGACCACGCCCACAGACCCTAGTCCACGGATTGGTAGGTTAGGCATGGCCTGAGTTCCTTATGTTTTACTATGCTGGGACAGTGAAAGTACCACTGGAGGTAAACTCCTGCACCGTGTTGCCAACTTGGATGCGTGCATAGCCTCCAGCGCCTGCTACACCACTTCGATTGCCACCTTGGCCACCTGACCCACCTGATCCGATGGTCACGGTGATTACAGTGCCGACGGGTACATCAGTGAGGGTACCTGCAACACGGGTAGAGGCCGAGCCACCATGGCCCCCGCCACCATCTGTGCCAAGGAAACCACCGTTGTCGCCACCAGCGCCACCAGCGCCTGCGCCGTAGCTGCCTGCTGGGGCTGGCTGGGATTGCCCTTGTTGACCAACAGCTGAGCCACCGGGGCCATAGTATGAGGCTTCACCAGCTAGACCAGTGTGTGCACTTGTTGGGGCATTAAGACCACCGAGGGCCCCTGTACTTGTGATCGTAGAGAAAGCGCTGGCTGCTAGGGTGGAATTGCCACCAGTCCCGGCTCGTCCAGTACCTGTGTAGTTCTCTACGCCATAGCCGCCGCCACCCCCACCACCGATAATCTCGTAGGTTACGTTAGTTGCATTGGCTACACCATAGAAGTCATCAAGTGATATGGCGCTACCGCTGTTGGGAACACCAGTGTTGTTAGGAGTTACAATAGAGCCATCAAGGTAAAACTGAGAGAGGCTGACGGGGCTGGAAGTTCCAAACTCAGTCTGGAGGTCAGCCAAGGATATTACACCCGATGCTGGTAGTGTCATCAGATGGTACCGAAGCCGGTGACGTTGCCTACCACCGTGAGATTACCAGAGGCATCCAGCTTCATCTTACCAACACCACCTGTAGAAAACACAAGGTTTGTACCAGTCTGGGTGACAGTCCAGTCGCCTAAGTCAACTGTGGTTACATTGGCAGTCGTTATAGTAGCTGTAGGAGCCACAAGAGTGCCAGTGAACGTAGGTGACGCCAGTGGTGCCTTGGTGTTCATCTGTGTCTGGATGTTACTTGTGACGCCATCAGTGAAGTTAAGTTCAGCTGTGGTGGCTGTGATGCCATCAAGTGCATTCAGTTCAGCTGTGGAGCTGGTGATGCCATCTAGGACATTTAGTTCACCCTGCGTGGCAGTGACTGCGCCAGTGATGCCGGGGAAGCTGTTGGCGAGAGTGCTCTTGAGGAGGCGGATGTGGTCATCAGCTTGCGCGAGACCATCAGTTGACGCTGGGTTCGTGGGTACTAAGGCGTCTAGGTATGTTCCAGTTTCGAGGCCCATCTTGGGTTCCTTTTCTCTATAGGTGAGCCTGCTTCAAAGAGGCCGACAACAACAACAACAACAAGAACTTTAGCCCTGTGTTTTGAAGTTGCTTTTTGTTTCGAGGGTGCGGGGGTCAGTTTTTGCCTAGGGAACCTACCGAAACGATTGACGCTAACAGCTAACCCCTTGCAATCTATAGCTTCTGTGGTGCGGGGGATGTATGGTCCCACTGGTGGGGGCCTATGTTATAAACACGAGGTGACATTGGTTTGACATTAGCCGACGGGAAATTTGTTAGGCTGGGGGCTGAGAGTTTTCTACACAGATAGGGACAGCCCTCGGTCAACCTCAGTCAACCTCAGTCAACACCCGCTCACTTGATCCACTCTTGCCACACATCGTCATTACACCAAGGACACTTATGATGAGCAGCAGCGCTTATGGTTCCCCGGTTGATGCCGATGTCTTTGAGTGTCTTGGTCGAGTGCATCCTAAGTTGATCAGCAGCACGATTAGCCAGCCGATGGTGCTCGTAGGCAGCACATGCCAGATAGATGATCTTTAGTCGTCTTACGAATGCTCTCAGCATCTTCGGTTCTCTCTCGTTCTATAGGTGGGAACCAAGGGACCAACAAACTCATTGGTGAGGTGGTCTACCTTGGTTGTCCTGAGCAACCACCTCAGCAACACAACTACACACACAGCTCTTGACTGGTACTATAGTTGACTAAGGTCGGCTCTGGACGTTCTCTAGTTCTCTTTGGATTGGTGTTATCAAGGAGGATGTTTCTTGGGTCATCTAATAGCACTCAAGCTATTGGGCTTTGGTCGACTATTAGTAGGAGGGGCCGGGGTATACTGGAACGCGTAAGGATTGAGGGTCTCAGGAGTGTCCTCGCGGCGCTATTGTCTCCGCTTCCCCTTCTATAGAGTGACAGAAGGTCGATTAGTGCAGAAAGTTATCTCATGGGCAAACTTTCTGCTTGCGGGGGACTACATAAACTGGCATCAAGATACCACGGAGGCCGAAGGCTCGACGAAAGATTAGTGGGCGACAGGCCGCAAGGTGTGGCAGGGGACTGTAACTCCCCCTGTGTATATCAAGCGGCACACAATCGCAGAACACCACCAACCATTCGTGTGACTTCAGCACTCCTTCACATAAAGGAGACTGATCGAATGACACTAAGTATCACACACGGCGAGTTCACAGCCAACATCACAGACAACAGCGGTTATGCACAGGATGGCTCAAGCTACTGGGTCAACATCTGCATCGACAGCGGTGACAACTTCGGTGGCCAGCAGGTCATCAAGTCCCGCAGCTACTCCAACATCAAGACAGCCCAGCGCGGTGCCATTAAGATGATGGAGGTGTTGTCATGAGCACCTGCATCCCAAACCCGCACAACCTGCCGCTGGCACTTGAGACAAACAGCGAGGGCGCTCACTTCCTGAGAGCGCAGCTGCGTCATGTGAACAAAGGCACTGAGTTCCGCCGCAAGCTGGACGCTAAAGCCACATTCATCCGCAACCACTACAACCGCAAGGATAGCTTCGGCCCTGCGTCCTTCAGCTGCACAGACAGCGAGGACATCTGCCGTGAGATATTCCTAAAGCCCTCAACTTGGGTGTTTGTGGAGGTGGGATCATGAGACAGGCCATCGAAATCATAGGTGAACTGATCGCCTGTGCCTCAATCTTTGCGACCCCATTCGTGTTCCTTATCGTGGTGGAGGTGTTCTCATGAAACTCTATACACACAACGGCCAATGGTTTGGCACTCAGGCAGACGCTCGCAAGGGTGGTGCCTCTATTGATCCCATCGAGGTGCCAGTGGACAAGGCTGGCCTCCTTGAGTTTCTCAATGCTCACCGTGTTGGCCATGCCCCCGGTTTGACTGTGGAACCACAGGCACCAACAGCGGCTCCAGTTCCAACAGCTGGCCCCACTCTCTCACCGCGTCACGCTCTCTTTGAGGCAGCAGCTGAGGCCTCACTGCAAGACCTTCAGCACGTTGTCTATCGTTACATGATGGCCATCGACGATGCGTTTGACTTGCAGCCACTCCTTGAGCCGATCCGCAGACAGTGAGCCCAGCAGCGGCCAGCGTAACCACCGAAGCGCTGGCCATCTCGTGGGCTCACCACGGTAACAACTGAACAGACAGGAGTATGACAATGGAACTTTCAGTAACACCAATCCAGCTGGTAACTTTGCAGCAGATCATAAAGACATCAATCGAGTATGATGGATACGATCAGCCAGACTTGTCAGACGTTGAGGCAATGCAGTTCAATTTGGATCGCGCAGAGCTTTTACAGCACATTAGTGAGCATCTTGCTCCATGTGTGTCGGAGGTGACATCATGAACATCCAGCAACCACAGACAACCGAAGACGCCTTAAAGCTGGCCCTCTTCCTCGCAATCACCGCGCCAACCGACGAGAAGGCCACGGACTGCATGAACATGGCTCATAGCTTTGCTGCGTGTCTGACTGATGGTGCCATCGAAGTGGCAATGGCGAAGGCTCAGGTGATGGCCACAGCGCAGCGCAAAGAGGAGATGGCACAATGAGCAAGCGCATCACTAGGAACCAAGTTGTAAGGTACATTGGGTGCCCACATCTCAGCCTTGAGCGTAGCACTTACTGTGGGCGCAATGACTACTTTGTCTTTGTGTATGACACCCACCCATTGAAGCACGGAGAGGAGCGCCCAGCTAATGCAATTTGGGCCACTTCCTCAGTCTATGTAAGTCAGCTCAATCATCTGTCTTTAGACCAATGGGCTGAACATGGTTCAATATTCGCTAATGAAGTGGAGGCACAAGATGCTTGATGACACCCTAGAAAACATCCTCAGAGAAATTGGTGTAGTTGCCCAGCGCTCACCTCTCGAAGCCAAGTTGGCAGAGCAAGACAGCCGCACCCTCTACCTCAGTCCTAACTATTACAATGAGCCTATTCGTGACGAGTTCGGGGAGGTGTGTTTCTAATGGCAACCTTTCTGCAATTTGCACAGGCTGAAGCCCCTCGCCTATGGCACGGCCAGCACCTCAAACGCTCCCTAACTAAGGCCGCTGCATTTGCGGCCTTCAGCGACCACGAGACGCGCGAAATCTCTCAGTATAAGCCTAGCGACATCCACGACTTCTTTGACGCTGTGCAGGCCTCTCGTGGGCTCTCAGACGCCACTGTGAACCGATATGCGGCCATGCTCACAAAGGTCTTCGCACAGGCAGTCAAAGAGGAGCTTATCACACACGTTCCGAAGTTCACTTGGAGGCGCACCGGGCAAGCTGCGCGGCCCCTGTACTTCACACCTGAGCAGCTCGAAGCCATGTGTGCATATTTCCA